GTTTAGATTTTATTGAAATATTAAAAGATACTAAGCATGTAATAGTTGAATCACTTGGAGTTTTTGGTTGGCACTTTATTGCTTTTCATAAAACTTTAATTGATAAGGTTGGATTATGGGATACAAACTTCACGCCATATGGCTATGAAGACTTGGACTATAGCATGAGAATACAAAGAGCATTTTTACTAGACTATGATGATCATTGGAAAACAATAAAAGAAAATAAAACTATGTGGCAAAAAGTTAAGATAGATATTAAAGATACAATAATGGGTCATAGTGTTAAACTTGGTGGTGTTGATCCAGGAATGGGTGTAACGAGAGAGTACTATAATAAAAAATGGGGTAGATATCCTTCAACAAACGAAGATCCATATAACTCTTATTTTTATCCGTTTAATAACTCAGAAAAAGGATTGGGATATTTCACAGATGATTATTACAACGAATGGATAAAAAAAGAATCTCAAAAAGAAAAACAAATATTTATTGAAGTAGTTGTTTCTTGTGCTTGTGGAAACTCTTTTAAATCAATGTCTGTTAATGGAAATTTACAGGTTGATACATGTGCAGCCTGCGATCCCGCTAGTTTTATGCAAGATGGAACTAAAAAATGAGCAACATTAAAGCCTATCTATATTCAGTTAAAGAAGAAGACTGCGCTGCTGATAAATGGGATTATGGTTTAATTAAAGAAATTTTTAATAAGAATAAAATTGAACAAATTAAAGTAACTGAATTGCCCAGTGTGGAGAGAGCATTTGTTGTAGTGCCTGGACCACAAAATATAGATTATGAGGATAAAATATCTGAAGAGTTAAGTAAAATAAATAGGGTAGTTTTATTTATTACTGGAGATGAAAGTGCTACATTTAAAGTTGATAAGATAAAGCATGACAATATTGAAATTTGGATTCAATATCCGCATAAAAAACATGCACAATACAATAAATTGGCCCTTGGAGTTCCACAACACTTATCTAAAAACTTACCAGAGTATCAAGATAAATCATATGATGTATTTTTTTCAGGACAAATAACTCATCAAAGAAGACAGGAACTTGCCGTAGTTATGCCTAATATACCTAACTCTTTTTACAATCCAACCGATGGATTCGCAGAAGGGTTAAAACCAAAAAATTATTACGATAAGATGAGTATATCAAAAATTGTTCCTTGTCCAAGTGGTGCCGAAGTAATAGATTCATTTAGATTCTATGAAGCAATTGAGATGCTTTGCTTGCCCATAGGAGATAAGTTAAATTCAAAAATGCAAAATACGGATTTTTTTAATTTTGTTTTTGGAGATCAAAACTTAATAAGAAGTGTTGACAACTGGCAACATTTTTATAATTTATTGCCACATCTTTTAAATATTTATCAATCTGAAATGCATAAGATTGTTTGTTGGTGGATTAAGTATAAAAGAGATTTATCAATTGAGGTTATGAGGCAGGTAAATGCAAAAATCTGACGTAACAATTATAATTCCAACATCATATATACCTAGTCATCCTAGTATTAAAGTAATAGAAACAACAATTAAAAATACCAGATTTCATTTTCCAGATAGTGAAATTATTTTACAGATAGACGGACTAAGATTAGAGCAAGCAGAATATAAAAAAGATTATAATGAACATAAAAATAGAGTGCTTTGGAAATGTTTACACGAATGGCAAAATGTATTACCAATAATTTTTGACGAGCATAGCCATCAAAGTACTATGATGAAAAAAACTATTAACCTAGTTCAAACACCATTAATTCTTTACATTGAAGGAGATCTTCCTTTAAGAACTGACAGAAATATTGACTGGAATAAATGTTTAGATATGTTTGAATACAATAAAGCAAATACAATAAGATTTTATTTAAGAGAAGAACTGCCACAAGAGCATATTCATATGATGTGTGGTCAAGAAGATATTTTTATGAAAACTGTTCAATGGAGTCAAAACCCACACTTAAGTTTTACAAAATATTATAAAGATATAATTCTGCCAAACATTGGTGATAGAAACTACATTGAAGATGAGTTTTATGGAAAAGCACAAGTTGACTGTGAATATTTGCCTGGAGAACAACCTGTTATAGAAGAGCCATATGTTTTTAAAATTAGAAATTGGGAAGCCCATAAAATGTTTATTTATTATCCAGACAACGGACAAAATATGAGTAGAGTATTACACTTAGATGGAAGACAAAGCACTAGAAAATTTACCCAAGACGATGAGTTTTGGTCATACACAAGTGTTGAAGATGCAAAAAAAATATTAAAGGAATTAGAAATGTTTAAAAATGATAGGGACATTTTATGAGACTAGGAATCATAGCAAGATCAGACAACACTGGCCTTGGTAATCAGACTAGAGAGTTAGTTAATATGCTTAAACCTGATAAGATTCTTTTAATTGACTCTACCCCGTTTAATAATAACAAGCAACACCCACACTGGTATGACCAATACAGTTGTATTAAGACACAAGGCTTTCCTTCTGTTCAACAGATAAAAATGTTTTTAGGAGATGTAGATGTTGTATTAAGTTGTGAAACATTTTACGATCAAAATTTTATAAGGTTTGCAAACAAACGTGGAGTAAAAACTATTCTGCAATATAACTATGAATTGTTTGGCCACTTATCAAACCCAGAACTACCATTACCAACTGTATTGTTATCGCCTAGTTTATGGCAAATTGAAACAATTCAAAGTATGTTTGGAGATAGAACAAAGGTGATTCACCTTCCGCCACCAACTACTCCTGAGTTATTTACAACTGTAAAAAATAATAACATTTCTAAATCACACAATAGACTATTACACATTGCTGGTAAAAAAGCAGCCAAAGATAGAAACGGCACTGAAACTGTAATAAATATGTTAAAACACTCTAAGGCTGATTATGAACTAGTTATTAAAAGTCAGAGTGAAATAGTAACTAATGTAACAGACTCAAGGCTAAAAATTGAAATTGGCAATCCAGAAAACAGAGAAGACTTATACAATGGCTTTGATGCTATGGTATTACCAAGACGATATGCAGGATTATGTTTACCAATGAATGAGGCTTTGCTTTCTGGTCTCCCCGTTTTTATGACAAATGTTTCACCCAATAATCAAATCTTGCCACAAGATTGGTTGGTTGATTCAGACTCTATAGGAAGCATTAGAACAAAGGTTAGAATTAATTTGTTTGAAGCAAATAATGTTTTGTTAGCACAAACAATTGATAAGTATATGTCTATCAATGATAAAACTAATTATAAAGAACAGGCTTACGATTTAGGATTTAATAACTTTGCACCAACAGTATTAAAAGATAAATATTTAGAACTTATTGCTCAAATCTAGTTTTTTTGTTAAACTTGTCTTTAAGTATTTTATTAAATATAGCATTAAATGAACTGTCTGCACTAGATAAATATGTATGATCATCTATGTTTAAATTATAAGACTTAAGAACTAGTGGTCCAGAATTGTAAACCTTTACGTCTTCCATTTGTGTGCCACCGACATTAAACTTGTTTCCATATATAGATCTCCATAAAAATTGATCTAAAAGTTCTAAGACTATCTTTAATTTTTCTTTTTCCATAATCATAGGGACGTGGAGTTCATAGTCTAAAGGATTTTCAAATCCTAATGCTTTAAGTTTTTTATATGTTCCTGAAAGTTTTCTGGTGTATTGAGAGTTACCATTTAGTTTTTGATATAGGTTTATTTTATCTAATAGGTATCCACTATGAAAATTTTTTATTTTATCTATTTTTTTAATAATATAAAAGTCATCATTCATTAAAATAAATGATTCTGATATTTCTTGTGCAAGACAAATTGTTTCTAAATTTTTTACAGCATTTTTATATTTTGATTCTTTTTGTTCTACTTTTATGTAATTTCCTGCATACCAATCAGGCTTACCACCAACAACCCATATGTTTGCCTCTGGAAAACTTTCAACGACAGATCTAATTGAATACTTTAATTCTTCGTTTATTCCATCTTTACATATATATACAAAATCCATTAATCCCCATTATAAAAAAAAATAAAGAGGGCAAGTTTTTAAGTTTGCCCCCTTTATAAAACAAACTACTTTTTCTTAGCAGTCTTCTTTTTTGGTGCACTTTTAACAGGCACAATCTTGCTAAGAGCATCTGAAATAATACCAGTATCTGGTAATACGCCAAACGATTTATCATTTGGATTTAACGCTCTCAATGCGACGGGCGCTAAAGCAGCAACTAGTGCAGCCCATAGATCTTTTGGATCTGTTACGCCAGCCATGTAAAGTGCAATTACTGCGCCAAGAACGGATCGTCCGTATGATGCTAGCATTGCCTTTGACTTATCGTTTAATAAGTTATTCATTATTCCTCCTAGGATATAATTTGTGTTAGTGTTTTATAGCCAATCCATAAACCAATAATTCCTGCGACTCCCGCAAAAACTGGTGGTGCTGGTACTGGCAATTTGAATGCAGCAAACACGACACCACATCCAAAACCTGTAATTGTTGATAGTAATATTTCTTTCATTAATTATACTCTTTCCTTGACCAAATTTGTTTTTTATAACCTTCAGACATAAATCTACGAACAGAATACGATAATTTTTTATTATAAAACTCATCATATTTGCTTTGTTCAGAATTCCAAATATCTCTTTTAATAAATAACATTTGATATATTGGAGTTCCCGCTGGAATTAAACCAGAAAAACCTTTTTTAATTACAAACGGAAGGGGTCCAGTGAGTGGCCATTTATCTGTATCAATAATTCCGTTATGCGTTATAAAAGGCAAATCAAATCTATTTGCTGGATGAAAATAAAATGTACTATAGCCAGAAGGTGTTTTTGGCTCCCAAAAAGTATTCCAATGAAATTCTGCTTTATAGTATCCAGGAAAATGTGGCATTGAGTTTGAAGATCCTTCACTTTCTTTTCTTGTAGAAAGTGGTCTAAACTCTCCAGACCAATTATAATTAATTATTGGATCGTCGTCTTCTGTATTACAATCAACATAAACATCACATGCAAGTTCTTGAGTATATCCAGAAGTTAAAGAATCTATGAAAGGCATACATTTTTTTGCAGTATAGTCACTGCCCAATTGATTATTTTTTTTTACTTCAATTGGCATACTTTTAAACCATTCTGGAATATATCTTTTACTCGGTTGTGGTCTTGGAATGCAAATTCCTGTATCTTTATCTTTTGGTATAAACAAAACTTTATTATTTTTTAATTTCATTTTGTATTATTTTCTGGTAATAATGCTAACAGTTTTTCTGAATAGTTATCCAAACCTTTTACCTTCAACTCATCTGAAACCTCTTTAATGGTTTGTTGTGACTTTTCAATATACTCAAAGGCCCAATCCCTTGAATCAGATAGAAATTTTATAAAGTTTTCTTTATGTAGTGTATCATCAGACATGTTAATGCCGTTATTGACTTGAGAGTTTAATTCTTCAAGTGCCCTGTTTTTTATAAAAAGTTCAGCCACTAGCAAATTAGACTTTTTTAATTTATCAAACGTTGCCCAATAAGATAGTGCAAAGGAAAAAGACAGGGTAGCAAAAAATATCAAAAACATCATCTCCATACTATCTATTGTACTCCATCCCTAATAGCGTGAGTTGTCCAATAGTATAAACATTTATGGCAACAGGGTTTGTTGTGTTCACTCTGAGTGTCTTTATAAAACTCTGCATAATAAATATGATCTTTACGATAAAGGTTGGATCTATGGGTAATATTGACACGATTTACATGGGATGCCTGACTCCAGACTGGCTTCTGAGTACCCCACAGATGCCCAGAAACGGCCTCTAAAGCGTCTAGATTAGTTTCATTGCCATCTGTCCTAATACCCCTAAGTCTAGCCTCTTTAATCATGGCATTAACGTATATACGCAATGATTTTTCAGCATTCTTCCACATCAATACCGCTGGATGGTTGCGCCAAGCACCTGATTGGGATTGACCAGATAAAACTTTGAGTATTTGATAGGACTCTAATATCTGTTTATTTAATCTTTTATTATCTAGTATTTCTGCACATTGGTTATAATCTTTGTAGGGTAGAAAGGTTTGCATTAATCTTCTTCTATATCAAAAATATCTAAATCAGAGATTTTTTTAAAATTTGCTGCTGTCCAAAGTGATACGGCAGTTAAAAAAGATAAAACTATTAGTATTGTTATTTTTGTTTTCTTTTTCATTTTGTTATTGTTGCTCCACATCTTAAGCATGCTACATAATTTTTACCAGTAAATGGACAAGAACCAGCGTCAACGAGGCTATGTGACTTAAGTTTACAAATAAAAAACAATGCGATCTGTTTTATCATTTTATTGCCTCTCTGGTAACTAACACTATTGCCCCGCATTCTTCTAATGTTTTTTTTATTTTTACCACATACTGTAATGCTGATATTTTATCATCATGCACCATGTGCAAAAATTTTCTTTCATCTAATTTTACCGTAAGAAAGTGTTCATTGTCAAGAATCTCTACGCCAAAACCTTTAGGCGGTGTAATTGAATGCACGGCCTTACGCATAGTATCTGTATACATTTTTATTCCATTGTTAAGGCTTGCCAGGTAGTTGACCAGTCTTGTTTGGTTTTATGTTTATTAAACTCTCTTGAAACTTCTCCACCTTCTAAATATACACCACCCCAAACGCCCCACTCTTTTCCAGATATACCATTTGCAAAACATATTTTTTTTACTGGACATTGATTACAAAGTGCATCAATATTTTTTCTAGATTCTTCATGATCTTCGTATTTATCAAAGAATGCATTATTATCCATTCCTAAACACAAAGCCTCATCTTTCCATAAATGCTGTTTCAAGGCTAATCCTTATACTTATTTGGTATATCCCAACCATTACGACCAGGTTTATAAACTCTATGTAGGTACCATTTGTTTTTTATTCTAATGCCCATAGGGGAAGTTTTTGCTGTATCAGACTCTTTTAAATCAATTACATCCCAAGCATGCCAAATAAGGTTTTTGTTTTTACTTACAATTTTTTCCATTGTATTTAAACTTCTAATAATCATTTTTTCTCCTAATACTTAAAAAGACCGACGTCAATGTTGTTTGCCTCTGCAGTTAAAACTAATTTTGATTTTGATTCTTTTGGATTACTTAAAAAAGCAAAATAATTAATTTGATTTATATGTTCGCTTAACCATACAGGTGCTACATTATAAAATTTAATTTTTTTGCCTCTTGCCTTCATTCCACGTTCTGATAAATTAGAGAACTCTGAAACAAAATTATTTATTTTTGATGGGCCAGCGGAGTAAATGATAAATTCATTATCTTCATCTTTCATTCCCGACAGGGCAACACTCATGGCACGTAGAAATATGTTGTATTGATTAAACTCTTTTGTTCCCTGTACTGCCACTATCATTTGGTCCTACCCCTTGTTTTAAGTCATCAAGTATTGATAACATTTTATCTAATTCTTTTTTAGACATATTTTCAACATCTAATGGCTTTATTGTGTTTTCATCTACTCTGCCATTGATAGCATCAGCAGTATAAAAAACATTTCCCAATATCCAATATGCCTTATCTTTTTCTATTACTACTCTTAACATATTTTTTTGAACATGTTTTTGAGATTGAGTAATAAACTTAGCCTTATCAAATCTTTGTTTTGGAATAACATCTTTTATCATTTCATACATATCGCTTTGACGATATTTAATATTTTTTAAAAATGTTATCCTTTTTTTATTTGATACTTTAATTATAGACCAAGAAAGAAGCAATGTCAAGCCTATAATTAATAAATATTCCATTTTATTTAGTTTTTTTAACTGATTCTTTACTTAAACCTAAAACCATAGAATTAAGTTTATTAACTTCAAGTTGTAGTTTTAATGACTCTAGTTCTACGTCAGATAGTTTTTGTTTATAAAATGATATTAATTGAATTAATTCATTTTTTTCTAAATTATCCATTACCCCCTACTTTCTTAAATCAAAGGCAGTTCCCTGCCAAACCTTTTCTACTTTCTTTTTTTCTCTTTCTACAATTGCACGACTCCATGAAAATCCTGCATCTCCACCCCAAGCATCCCACATAATTCTTCCATTAGATGGAAACTCTGGACCATCATAAAAACCTTTTCCTTTTTTATCTACTTCATGACGGGAAAAAAAAGAAAACATTCTCTTAACGGTACTAAGAGACATTACTGATCCATTTACAATATCAGTTGCACGACCCCAGCCTACTGGAGTTCCTGCTCCCTTAGCCTTACCATCTGCTTTCCACTTCAAAGCACGACGTGCAGCAGCCTTCATGCCAGATGTAGGTGTGTATGTATCAGCCATTTTTCTTTACCCTTTTTGTTTCATAAGATTTACCCCAAAAAAATGATCCGATCATTAACAAACCTATTGCTAATGAGTGCAAGAAATAAAATGTACTCATTTTGATTTCTTTTTTTCCTGCTTAGCAGCACGTTTTTCTTTAAGAGTCATTTTTGGCTCTTTCTTTTTATTAGCATTTCCTTTTTGTTCTTTATTTGCCATGAGTTACCCCTACCTTTGTTTTTGGATATGGACCTAGGTCCGCTTTAACACTACCGTCTTTTCTTAAACGAACAATTCTGCCGTCTTTAATTTGCATTGGGTTGAAACCGTGGTTTTTAAAAAAAGATCCTGAAGATTTTTTAGACATTACTTTTTAAACGGATTTAAATCAAATATAGATCCGCCCCAGCCTTCTACTTGTTTATTTATTGAGTTAGACTCAGGAAAAAGGTTTATCACTCTTTCTGGTTTGTCTACACTTTTTGCAAAATTTTCAAACAATGATTTCTTTGTTGATCTTGAATGTCCTTTTGGAAATAAATCTAAATCAAATGGTTTTCTTGGAAATCTTCCACGTAGGCCAGCCATAAATGCATTGACCCTACCCATAGCCCACTGTTCTGCACTAGAAACACTTCCACGTACTGAAGATGGGTTAGTTCTATATGCTCCAATGCCACGATTATATACTTGTCTTAATGCTCCCACTGTAATTCTCTTGTCGCCTTCTTTATTTTTGTTATAAGCATCTGCTAATTCTTGAAGTCTTGCTGAAGAAACTTTTTCCATCTCACTATCTTCTTCATACATTTTTTCATTATCAATAGGCTCAGAGGAAACTCTTAAAGAACTAAATGGCTTTGCAACACGTCTATCGGTTTTGGTTCTTTTGCCTTTTTCATTTGTTGCATAAACTCTTATTACTGCTACAGGATTATCTGCAGACGCTTCTACTTTTTCATTAGTACCCGCAATGTTTACAGTTCCAGAACGTTCAACTCTTTCTACAATTCCGTGTGCAGATTCTGTTTTATCTGGTGGCTTTGGCACTCCAAATGTTACATGATCTCCAACAGAAACCGATTTTGCTTTTTCCATTTCATCTTCCATATTATATGTTTTTCCAACAGGAACGCAATTAGGAACCATACGTCCACCTTTTTCTTTCATGCCACGTTGTTCATATCCAACCCAACATGCTTTTGAAACATTGTCCCATTTGTCCATTTCTTCATCATCTGAAAAATAAGACTTTCCAATTTCTATATCTGTATTCATGTGATGCCCTTCTAGTCTATCTAGTTTAGTGGCATCGTTATGCATCATGCCAATACTGTATGCACTTTCTTTCCAACTACCTTTTTCTTTTTGTTCTTCATAAATTCTAACGGACATTGCAGGATTTTCTGGAGGCATTGATTGCAGGGCATACTCTGAACCCGTACTACCAAGAGTTCCGCCTTCTATCATTATATGTTCAACTTTTCCATGAACAAGACCTACTTTTGTCTCACCCATTACAAAATCGCCCTCTACAATATGACTCATGCTTTTATTATATCAGAGTTATTTTTTACGAGTTAGGCGTTTAAGTTCTTCTATAGCCCAAACATCCTGCTTGCGTAGTTTTGACATTTCTATAGGATCAAAAGATTTATCTGTAAGGGTTACAATTGGTTCTTTTGCCAAAAAATCTATGTTTACATATGCCCTTTCCCATAGTGAAAGTATTTCAGCATTGACTCTATTAAGATGGTCATGATAAAGTTCTGGCATTACCTGCTCAATTTTAGGGGTAAAAGAATATAGTAAAGAACCATTTTCAGAATCAACCCCAGCAACTTCAAGTGCTCCTTCAAGAATTAACCTTTCAATCATTTCGTTTTCATCTAAAGTCATATTTTTCCCATCTGGATTAAAGATTCTTTTGAATAGTTTTTTCATAGTTGATAAAGTCCTCTAACTCTCCCCTTGTTTTTGCCCCAGTTATACGATTAAGTTCTTTGCCATCTTTTAATAAAACAAATGTAGGAATTGACTTTATTTCAAACCTTTTGGCAAGTAGTTGCTCATAATCAGCATCAATTATTTGAAACTGATAGCCTTCTTTTTTTAATTCTTCAACAATCGGTTTTGTTTTTTTGCAAGGACTGCACCACTCTGCTGTAAAATAAAAAACTGTTTTCATTTGCCAGACTTTGCTCTAGTCTCTTTTAATACAGCAAAATCTTTTATTTTAGTTTCGCCAAGGTATCCCCAAGCATAACCATCATTAATCATTTTATTATTAATAGATTCTGAATCTCCATTAATATATAGCCAACCAAGAATACGACCATACTTTTCAGATGAGTTCATTTTTTCTGTACGAATAACAATTCTTTTTGCATCTTTAAGTTGTTTCTTTAAATACTCTTTAGATTCAAGACCAAGAGCCTTTTCTACTTTATCAGTTGTTCGTGATTCTGGAGTATCAATACCAGCCAAACGAACACGGGATGAAAATAAAATATCAAACCCTAAATCAATAATTACATCAATGGTATCTCCATCAACAACATTTTTTACTTCTTTAACAAAATACTCATACATTATATACCCCCCACTGGTTTGTCTTTAATAAGTTTTTCACGCTCATCAAGAATTTCTACTAAAAAAGCCATCATTTTATTGTGTGAATCAGGGTTATTCATTATTTTTTCATAATGATGATTACAAAATGTTAGTTGTCCTGATAAACCTTTAACTCTAATTAAGGCTTGTGCTTGACATTTATCACAACGATCATTAGCATCTAGTATGTATTTTTTTGAAACTACGCTTGGATGTTCTTGAACAATGTTAGTCATAATACTATTATACATCTACTTTCTGTTGTCGGTTGAATAAAATCCATTACCGTTAAAAATTGCAGTAGGAGCACTCCAAAGCCTTTGCATGGATTCATTACAACATACTGGGTACTTGTCATCACTAATTGATTTTTCAAATTCAATCTGTGAAGAACAAATAAAACATTTGTAATCATATCTTGGCATTAATTCTCCTATAGTTGTATCTAAGTATATCAAATAATAGGCAGTTTTACAACATGCCCAGGTTGTTTTTTTACTTGACTTTAATTATTTTAGGTTTCTTATCTTCAGGAACAACACGAACAATATTAATCGTAAGCATGCCATCCTTAAGTTCAGCACTAGATACTTCCATATATTCACCAAGGGCAAATGTGCGAGTAAATTTACGAGCAGCAATTCCTTTATGAACAACTTGAGCATCTGTTACTTCTGCTATTTCACCCTTAATTATTAATGTTCCATTATCTACTGAAACATCAATATCTGTTTTTGAAAATCCAGCAACAGCCAAAGATAGTTTATATGTATCTTCGTCTAGTTTTAAGATATCGTATGGCGGATATGCCTGACGAGTTGCTAGATTGTGTACTGTACTTAAACGGTCCAATTCACGATTGAAACCAATAAAAAATGGATCCTTAAAAAGATCCAATGTAAACGAACTTACCATTTTTTCTCCTTTTCAGCGAGTTAGTTTTATGTATCCCCCGTAGGCAGATACAATCCTATTATATCAAATTTTTAGTACCCCCAAGGGGAATTGAACCCCTGTTACCACCGTGAAAGGGTGATGTCCTAACCACTAGACGATGAGGGCGTGGAGCGGAAGACGAGATTTGAACTCGCAACATCTACCTTGGCAAGGTAGTACTCTACCATTGAGTTACTTCCGCAACACTATTTAGTTATTTTTTTATCCAACCATCTAAAAGTGCTAAAAGTCTATTAATTTTTGATAGTAACAAATTAAAGTTTCTTTCTACAAGCATAACCGATACCTCTTGCTCTGTTTTTCTTTCTTCAAAAACAATATTTTCTGTAACTGTATTTACATTATTAGTAGTAGAATCAACCATTGTTGTATTAGAATTGTTAGTTTGAGTTGCATCTACTTTTACAGTATTAGTATCAATAAACTGTGCCTGTATAGATGTTGTTGTAACAGTAGTTGTATTGTTTGTATTTTGAGTTTGAACTTCTGGCACTGATATAGTTTGAGTAACAACTTCATCTTTTTTTACAGTAAAAACATTATCATTTGAAAGTGTAACAACTACGCCTTGATCTAAATTTGTTGTATAACCACCCGTTCCAGTTGTATCATTTGTTTGTGGATTGGCAGCAACTTGTAAAACAACACGATGACCAGCAAATTGTCCACTACCACATACCGACGGTTGGCAAACAATAATATTAATTACAACGCCAGAACTGTCTAACATTGCATATGTTGAACATGGATCTGCTGCAGAGCACTCTGCTGCATTTGCTAATTCTGGAACCGAAATAAATACAAATGATGACGCAATTACGCTAAGAACTGTACCAATAACTTTATTTTTTAACTTCATTTTACCCCTTTTGTTAGTTGTTTTTTATTTTAATTACTACTTGACAAGGGTCTCCGCCCTCTTCCCACTCTTGTGCTTCTTCATCACTCATGTATGGATCTCCATCATGAGTGTTACAGAACGGTTCTGTTATCCAGCCCCGCTCAATTCCATTATCTAGCCAAATCTCAAACTCATTAAGACTTGATGCTTCATTTTGAATATCTTTTAATATGTCATCAAAGTTTGCCATATATAAAGTATACCTTTAAATGCTTACCACGTCAACTGGCCCCATGCAAGTAGGACTAAATTTTATTGCTGAATTTACTGCTCCAACAACTCTTTTGCGACCGTCTTTAGATTTTTCTGTAGCCGATAAATATCCATATGCGTATTCTGCACCTGAACCCATGGCTAAATAATCTAAGTTATATTTAGATAAAGACATATCAATAGCATTATGCTCATATATTTGACCCTTAATACAAATAATAAGACCTAGGTCACCTTCTTTTGTTGTATCCACCCACCAGTCATTATAAAAATTTCTAAGTTGTTTAATAAACTTAGTCTGCATAAATTTATCTAAATCTTTTATGTCTGGAATGTATGGATTAAAATTATAACGAATACGTTCACCATCTAATGCTCCAGCGTAGCCAATTAAATATGGACCAAGTTTCCAAACCTTTGGAGAGGTTAATGAAAGAATTGTATTATCATCTGAGGCACCACGGTCCCCAGCCATGTAGATTTTATTTTCATGACGGACTACAGCAAGAACAGTCATACAGAAATCCCCTTTAAAGTATACCCTTTAAGTATAGCAAATGATTATTGCTTAGTCAAAGACCTTTATTTGATGGTTTGACCACATGCTGAGCATGTTTTAGGCTTGGCAGCAGCCTTTTTAGCAGTACCCGCAGGGGCAGAGCCAAACTTAGGTCTACCAAACCCTACAATTGAAACCATTATATTTTTCTTATTTTTCTTAAAGGCACGAAGTTTTTTGCAAACCTCTCCACCATTACGCTGGCTACCTTTAGGATCTCCAGACGTATTACCTTCAATGCACCAAACTGTTCCGTCTTCGTTGTCTTTAACGACAATGGCTACGTGAGATATTCTATCTACCCCGTCAGATGGGAAATCAAAGTATGCAATATCTCCTGGCTCTGGATCTGCCAAGTCTCCATCAATCCATTGACCAGCCTTTTTAAATGCTTGTGCTCCACCTGGAGTATAAACAGTATTAGGAATTTTTACTCCTGCTTCATTCCCGCACCAGTTTACAAAAGATCCGCACCATGGTTGAAAGTCTGCTTTAGTAAATTTACCATACTTAGTTTCATTATCTTTTGGACCTTCTACAGTACCGATTTCTGCTGTAGCAACTTCAATTAAACGTGCTGCTGTACCTTGTTCTGCCATTATTTTACCCAGTCTGTATCTACTGGTTGTTCTTCTGGCATTGCTCCGTCTGGCTTAGAAAGTCTACGTGCTTTTGTCTCATCAATTTCTGATTCTAATTTTTTATCTGCCATTGTATTTTTGGCATCAACTTCTTTGTTTGCAATCTGTGCTGCCATAACATCTTTAGCACCAGATGATCCAATAAGAAGACCAGCAAGTGTTCCTGTAATAAATGTTGCTACGCTACCAAGAACATTAAAAAACATTTTATCGTTTTCTGATTGTCCTGTAATTGGCTGTGTAACAAATATAAGGGCATACATGATGCCTGTTGCAGTTATAAATAAAATTGATCCTAGTGTGATACCTAAGATAAACTTAAGTCTTGCATCTAACTCTTGAGGAGTTAATCTTTCTTTAGCCATTTTGTGTTCCCTCCACCTTTTCTTGTTCTGCTAAATCTTCTGGACATGCTCCGTTAGCAGTACAAATTGGTGGTTTGCATTCTGCTGATTCCCAATTTTCTGGGTCTTGGCATGGGTATCTATAGTGACCGTCATATCCACAACCAGACAATCCTAATGCTAGGATGCTTGATAGTAGGAGTATGCGTAATTTTAACATACTCCCATTATATCAAACTTATTCGTCTTCTTTACGAATCCCTATGGTTGCAAACCATATGGCTACTGATGCTAGGGTTACATACCCTACTACCGTCTTTGCGCTGCCCTCTAAAACCACCCATGCTACAAAGAAGCCCAGGAATGTAAAGTTCTCATTTAGGGCTGCCATACCCCATTGTTTTAACTTTTTCATTTTATCTCCTTCTTCTAGGTGCAGTAGCAACAATTAATTGACCAGCAATAATTGTTACAACTACAATATCTTCTGCTTTTTCACGTTCTGGTATAGACATGTCAGCACCCATGCTGAGTAAGGCTTTACCCAACTCACATTTTTGCTCTTCTGTCAAACCTTCAATTGCTTCATCTGGATTAAAACAAGTAGCAACCGCATCTAATAATGCTGCTGGACTTTCTAATACAAGCAATGCTGAAGCCACCTCTGCAGTAATAACCACAGGGTTACCGCTAGCATCTTCTCTTACTTCTACTGGAATTGTAGGAGGAAGATCACGATATTCAAGTCCCGCCGATTCTATGTTTGCAGCAGTTACTGGTGCTCCCTCTGCTGATTCTACCAATACATCTGCAACTAAATCTTTTTCTGCCAAGGTAAATGTACCGTCTTCAGTTAAAGCCTCTGATAAATTAATAACTTCTCCTGTTGTTATTTCTCCATCTGCAGAAAGCATTTCTGTAATAAATTCTGCTTCTGCTTCTGTTAATCCACCCTCTGATAGAGATTCAGATACTTCAGCAGCGATCTCTGCAGATACTTCTCCACCTTCAGCAATTGCTTCTAATACTGCAGAAACTTCAGATGCATCTAAACTGCTATCACTAATTAAATCAGTAACAATTTCTTGAACATCTTCCACAGAAAGGTTTGCGCCACTTTCTGATATTTCTTCAATGGAAACTTCACTTTCCTCAAATACAGCCTTTGCTTCTTCGGTAACGGAAATTTCTTCTACAGGTTCTGTATCTATAGGTTCTGTGTATACAGGTTCTGTATCTATAGGTTCTGTGTATACAGGTTCTGTATCTATAGGTTCTGTGTATACAGGTTCTGTATCTATAGGTTCTGTGTATACAGGTTCTGTATCTATAGGTTCTGTGTATACGGGGGTTGTATCAATTGGTTCTGTGTACACAGGAGTTGTATCAATTGGAGTTGTATCTACAGGATCACCAGCAATTAAGTTAGATCCTTGTGATGCGGGTACAGAAATAACAGTCTCAGTATATTCACTCACAGGTCCAGACCAGTTAGCAACTCTAACAGTATAAGTAACGCCTTCTGTTAAACCACTTAACTGAATAGATGCAGGAGCACCATTTGTATTATATGTTCCACCAGCATATGGATTATCTGCATCTGGATCATCTGTTATTACTTGATAGAACCAAGTGTTTGCTGTATATCCTTCAGGTAAGGATGGTGTAATAGTTGCGGTAGTTCCTGCAACAATTGGAGTTGAAATTATTGGGGCAGGAGTAGGAATGTTGGTGCTAATTGCTGTAATTAACTCTTGAGCATTTGTATTTAATTGTGTCTGTAAGTTTGTTTTACTAGATACCGCTGAGTTTACGGTATTAGTTAAAGATGTTGTATTAATAGCATTTATTGTTGATGTGTTTGTAGTATTTTGAGCAACTACTGGAGTAAGGCTTGAGTTTAATTGTGCAATAGTTGCATTTGCTGAGTCAACCGCTGCCTGAACTGTTTCTGTATTTGGGTCTACATACGGAGTAAATG